ACTTGACCATGGCATTATCTCGTCCTCAGTCCAAGCATCCCTTACGGCATAATAGGAAGATGATAAGAAGTAAGTATCTCTTGTGTAAGACCAACTTTCAGTTACAAAAGTTTTTCTTGGATAACGTTCTCTCGCGTTTAATCTAAATCTTACTTTTGAATCTTGTACGTATTCATCTTGTAAATTATCAAGATAAATAACAAAGTTTTCTCCAGGAACTCCAAACATTTGTTGTGTTGTCGTCGTTGAAGATGAAATAGAACTCGATAAACTTGAACTCGTCCAACTATAATTTGCATTTACTGCGACATAACTTTGACTTACATAATACCCACCTACCGTATTATATGTCCACATCGCATCACTGGATGTCAGTGAACCAGTACTAAAAAATACACTCGCACTTTCGTATTCACTTCCTAAACTTGCTGTATAAAAATCAGCTACAGTTCCAACTTGTGAAAGATTACCACTAACCCATGTTATACTCGCACTTGTCCAAGTATCATATGATGCTGTTGAATATACATATGAAACACTTGAACTATGATATAAACCAACGCTACCAGTATATGAATAAATGGATGAAGTAAACCACGAATAACTCTCACTATACCACGTATTTGGCGCCCCGCTTTGAGTAAAATATCCACTACCAGTCCCTACCCCACTTCCCGTATAAAAACTTGATGTTGTATAATATAATGTTGGAGTCGTTATCTTTGTACTAACATCAGCTGAACTTGAAATACTTGAACTTGTGGTTGATGTCGTATATGGTGAATATGTATAATCTTTCCAAACAGCTTCTAATCTTGGACGATAAATCGTGTGTGTTTCTTTTGAGAAAAATTGAAGATTGCCTTGATTCAATATACTTTGTTCCGCAGCATTATCTCTCTTTATCAAAAATCCAAAGTTGTCTATTGAACCACTCAACCAACCCTCAACAATGTTTGTTACATCAACGTGTAAATCAGTCGTTTGATAGTTGAATGATTGTGATTGTTGATATTTTGTTGGTTCGGCTAATGTACCACTAAAGTATGCTCCACCAGGACCACCAGCAGAACCGGACAACCACGCACTCCCCGTTACACCGGATATTGTTACTCCATCTCGTAGATTCCAACTTACACCGGTTGTCGTTACAGGAATGTCAGCTCTTTTTCCATTACCCATTTGCCATGATTGTGATACAGGATACACATATACACTATATGTAACAGGTATTTCTACAGCTTCATCAGTGTAAAGATTGAGGTAGTATTTCATATCACTACCACTCGTTTCGCCAGAAGCGAGTGATTTGGAAAAAGTAGTCAAATCAAACTGCATCAAAATACGTGAGTTGTATGGAGTGTCGCCAACAGCATGAATCAATTGTTTTTGTAACTCCAAAATTTGATCCATTCCTGCGTTTTGATGAATACTATCTTCATATATAGTTGCATCCTTTTCAGGAAATATAAAATAGTGCATTATTTATTCTCCATTATTAATCTTATCATTACAACGCTCTCCCTTCTATATCCTTATTAGTATACTTTAATTCCCAAATCGACGGATCTAAACTTGGATATACGATTCCGTCCCTTGTCGCCGATCGTATATTATACACATTTCCAGAATATCCGTCAGCCGTTGTCCACTTATTTTCAATTTCAACATTAACTACGGCTTGTACACCTTCAACCTTAAATAATTCGGTTTGTACGTCCGCAAGAATAATAGGTTGATTAAACTGCCATTTATCTATATTAAAAAATGCTTTTATTCTATCAATACACCTCAATAATACTTCTCTTTTATTGTAGTTCTTAAAAGCAATAATCGTAAATTTCACCCCAATGTTTACTATAAATCCATCTTTTATATTTATAGCATCAGTTAAAATTCTATATTGACCAAGATAAACTTTTAGGTTTTCCTTTACTGCTTTGTTCAATGGTGTGAGTTTTTCATTTTTATCATACCCTAACAAATACATATTCAAAGCGAGTGGATTTGGTATTCTTGTTTCATTGTTTATCATTCCGGTTGTCGCTGGCGATTGACTAAGTTGGTCGTCTTGTATAATGTATGCTTTCGCTATTCGACCATATCTCGCCGGCATTGAATACGCCCTTATAATGTAATCCTCTTTCGTTACTGCGCGAAGTTGTGTTGGGAAATTAGCTAAAGCATTCAATCTTACTTCCTCAACACTCTCTCCATCACGACCACCCGTAGCTGCTTCAGGATTATTACAAGCAATCGAATTTTTAACTTGTGCTAATGTGGCGGAATTTAAAGCATCATCATCCACCGTAAACGTCACATCTTTTATTTGAGTGAGTTCGTCTTGATTTACATTCGATGATAAACCACCACCGGCTACATACCTTACAGTAATAGTCGTGTCAGTTGGCGTTTGACCATAAGTTTTTGTGTGTAAAAAGTTTGCGGGATCAATAGGTGTATCAATAAATGTTACAGATCCAAATAAAGTTGACCCAATGTTTGTCGGGTTTGGAATTAATAATTGATCAGGATTATCAGACACACCAGCACCGAATTGTATTTCTGTCTTTTTGTCGCCACGAATTCGTGATGTGAAACGACGAGCTGACTTTTTGAGTTTCAATAAATATGGGGCGGTGTCGTTGTATTGTGCTAAAGACGTATCAAATGCTTCTACATTTCTGAGTTCTGTGAATACTGTATCTTGAGCAAGATAAGGTACATGATACCAAGTATTACCATCAGAATCAGAAGCATCGAGTATTTGAACTATATTTGTGTCCGAAAGTATCTTTTTCTCAAATCGTTTTGGTGCACCAAATGTAAATCCAAGCGTCTTTATTTCGCCGGCAGCAGCTTGAGTTGTTTTCTTGAGTACAAAAAATGTTGGATTTCCATTACCATCAACTTCCCATACAGTAGCTGTTGTTGGATTGTCACTTGCTGAATGAGCAAAATTGACATCTTCTAATGTCCTAAAAACAACAGTCGAATCAACTTTACTGGCGACCTGCATTCCAGAATTCACAATCAACGCATAAGTCCAATCAGGTGTAACAGCTAAACCACTACCTATCGCTGGTACAATGTGATATATGTCAAGACTAACAATACCAGGAACAATTAACGCTGGTGTATATCCTAATGTTTGAGCAAGAGCATAAATGTTTTGTTCTTCTTCGGCATAAAGTAATAAACTTTCTTTTAATGAGTTATCAATATAATAACTTAGTGTGTCGCCGACATAAGACGCCATTTCAATAAACATCATTCCTACTGAGCTCTCATTAAAATTTTTGTATACGTTAGGGAAATACACTTTGGAGAAATTTATGAGATTGTTTCTAAAATCATTAAAATCCCGGCCTAAATATCGTACTTCCTTTGTTATGTTTTCATTCGCCATTTATCTTCTCCATTATACCACAAATGTTATTACTATTTCTTCTTGTTCTCTCAGGTTTCTTTTTAACCCAAATACTATTTTTACATCAACCCTATTCCTATCTATATTCGTTGGGCCGGTATCAACAGTAACCTCATTCAACGCGACATAAGGCAACCAAAATTCTACCGCATTCGTTATCTCTTGTTGTATCTTACTTGATAAGTCGCCCGTGATTTGGTCAAATAAATAGTTGTATATGTTTGTGCCAAAATCAGGTTGCATCGGTCTTTCGCCTTTTCTCGTCAATAAAAGATTTATCATGTTCGATTTCGCTTCATCTAAAGACGAAAAAGTCTGATCAAAAAATCCTGTGTTGCCCATCCTAATGGGAACTTTTACACCTATCGGTTGTGCCATCTTATTCTCTCACATATTTTTTATATTTCTTGAACCACTTGTCTAAATCTTCTCGTGAAGCGGCTACAAATGTCGCCTCACCGTTGGAATAGTCATATTGACTTTGAATAACATCAATATCTTGTTGTCTATGATTGTGATCAAGATAATTAAATGTATCGTATGTCATTTTCATCGGTGGAACTTTCACAACTAAATACTTCCCATTCCAACTGTTTTCAATTGTAACTTTTATAGGCAACTTTTCTTTTATGCCCCACGATTTTTCTACTTCATTTATTACATCTTTTAACTTTATCATTCATCTTCCCCTTTACGGTCTCATTACCTTAGATTCTACCTTTTTTAAAAGACCACTGTAATTTTTCATCATATTCTTTACTATATCTTGTGGAACATTCGCATAGTTTATTGGTTTGCCGTCAGCATTCATCGTTGGAAGTT